CATAAATAGTATATAAAGTAGTAAGACCTATCCTCAATAAGTAATAAGGTTAGACCTTAAAATAATATACTATTCTATGGTTATAAGAAAGAGGGGTATGCTGTCCAAAAGAGGTACCAGGGGGTTTATATATACCTCTAGTAAACTTTTGAGTCTAGGTACTTGTGTTACAATGTTAAGTCTAACTACTTGCATGCTAACAATTTGCCTACTACTAGGCATAAGGCAACCTTTTATGCTAAGGTTATTAGGTGTATAAATAGATATATTAGAGTTATATTAGATAGTTACAAGAAAGTACTGGACATTTATATAAAAATATGATATACTATAAGCATGATGAAAACTAAGAAGACAAATAATATAAGAAGTAAAGGGGATTGGGATGAAATACTAGCTCACAAGTTAGAATTAGATAAGGAGAGAAAGAAATTCCATAAGGGTTTCCCAATAGCTAACAAGAGACGAATTCCTGGGGTGAAGGATGAAGCAATTGCCAAAGCTTTAATGTCTTCGCTGGGACAAATAAGTCAAGCAGCAATTATATTAAATTTAAGTCCAATATACTTGCGTAAGAGAATAAGGGAAAATGAAGACCTTACTAATCTCCGTGGTGAGATAAAGGAATTTCGTCTAGATCTTGCGGAGAGTAAATTAAATGATAAGGTCCTAGAAGGGAAATGGCCAGCTGTTCAATTCCTCCTCGAGTCCCAAGGTAAGGGACGGGGTTATACAAAGAGAACAGAACTTTCTGGGCCGGAGGGAAATAGCCTAGTATTTGAATTTTCCGATGGGGCAAAGCACGATGAGTGAAACACGTATTAAGTTAAATCCCTATCAAGAGAAATTTTTATTGAATAAGATAAGATATCCCGCGATGATAGCCGGGATCGGAACAGGAAAAACTTTTATGCTGTTATCTAAGGTTTGGAGATTCTGTGAAAAGTATCCCAATTCTTTAGCTCTAATAGTTAGAAAAGAATTTACAGACTTACGTGACTCTACGATGAAGGATTTTGCAATTTACTTTAATGTGAAGGTAGATTCAGATAAAGAATATAAGTTCAGTAACGGATCAACAATTATGTTTAGGCATGCAGCGGAATTATTCGTTTTGAAGAATGTTAATTTAAGTTTATTTGGGATTGAACAAGCGGAAGAGTTTGAGACGGATGAACAGTTTACCTTTCTTAGAGATAGGCTTAGAAGAAAGAATTCCCCTTACCGACAAGGAATGGTCATTGCAAATGCCAACGGCCATAATTGGATATGGAGATTATGGATAAACAATCCGAGGAAGAATTTTGAGGGGATTCAAGCTAATACCTTTGATAATAAACATAATCTCCCACGGGATTTTATTGATGATTTACGGGAAATGGAATATGAAGCTCCCAATCATTTTAAACAATATGTTATGAATGATCATGAGGTTGTTGAAAGCGATGATTTAATTCTTAGCTCCGATGATTTAAAGATTTCTCTTGGGATAGATTCTATGGGAAGTATAGGAGGTTCATGTCTTCTTTCACTAGATGTTGCTCGTTTTGGTAGTGATCTAAATGTACTAAGTTCACTTGAAAGCCGAGGAGCATATCGGCTGGAGCAAACTTTGGCTGAAGCTTGGGGTGGTTTAGATACCATGCAAACAACCGGGAAAGCAATAGATATGGTTCACCAAGTAAAGCCGGAAGCAATAGTAGTTGATGGAGACGGGTTGGGGGCTGGAGTAGTTGATAGAATGAGGGAGTTAAAAATTCCCGTTATCGAATTTAGGGGAGGAAAGATAGCTAGGGCAAAAGATAAATTTTTCAATTTGCGTTCCGAAGGATTTTTAGATACTGCTGATTTGATAAAAAGAAGTTGGTTGAAAATTCTAAATAAAGAGGAATTGAAAAATGAATTACTCTCAATTAAATATTCTTTTGATTCTAAAGGAAGAAAGAAGGTTGAGTCAAAGGAGGATATGAAGAAGAGAAAATTAAAATCTCCTAACTATGCAGATTCCCTCATGATGGGGGTTGCTTATAGGAGAAGAATAATTTCAGGTATAAGAAGAAGTAATCGTAGCTTGCCCCGAACATCTAAGGGGCATACGGATCTTTTTTTTAACGAGAATAAAAGATTAAGAAGGAGGGGATTATAATGTCAGGAGTAACAGATATGGTTAAAGGAGTTTTTGGATTACCCGGTATGCTTTTAAAGGGACCTGAGGTTCCACGAGTTATTGAATCAGCTCCACCTAGTCCTGTAGTTAAGGGGGAGGAGCTTAAAAAGATAAAGGAAAAGAAGGCAAGAAGTGGGGCAACCGTTTTAACCACTCCTTTGGGATTAACAGGAACTCCAGCCACAACAAAGAGAACTCTATTAGGGGAATAACAAAATGATAGATGATAAAGCTATAAAGTATATCACAAGGGAAAAGAACTTAAGGAGTAAGAGAACTGTTTGGGAATCCCATTGGAGAACTCTTGCTTATTATTGTCTTCCCTTAAAAAATAATATCAATAATGAACAAATTCCAGGAGAGCTTCTCCCCCCCGATGTATATGATTCAACAGCAATATATTCGGCACAAATTTTTGCTTCTGGGTTATACGCTTATTTAACTAATCCTGCATCAAGATGGTTTTCTCTAGGTTTTGCTGATCCCAGATTAAATAAATCTAAACAAAAGTGGCTTAGAGAACAAGAGGATATAATTTATCAAGTACTCGCCTCCTCAAACTTCTATCAACCTGTTCATGAACTATATGTTGATCTCATAGTATTTGGGGTTGCTAATATGTATGCTGAAGAAGATCCTGATGATTATGTTAGATTCTATTGTCGAGATCTTGGTGAATCATGTATTGCTGAAAATTCGAGGGGAGTTGTTGATACTAACATTCGTTCCTTTAAACTTACAGCCAGACAAGCCGTGGAAAAATGGGGGATAGGGAAAGTAAGTGAAGAAATAAAGAAAAAGGTATTGGAACAAAAAGAAGATGAATTATCTGACTTTATCCATGTCGTTTCCCCCAGGTATGTAAGAGATGCAAGTAAATCAGATTCCGTAAACCTTCCATGGGAATCAGTTTACATTGATGTGAAGGCTAAGAAGATATTATCTAATGGGGGTTATAAGGAATTTCCCTTTTTTGTACCACGTTTTATGAAGAGGTCTGATTCCCCCTATGGATATTCTAATTCTATGATTGCTCTTCCAGATATAAAAATGGTAAACAGCATGGCCTACACTATTTTAAAGGCTGAAGAGAAAATGATAGATCCGCCTTTACAAGGTCCAGATGATGGATACATACTTCCACTTGATACTTCTGCCGGAGCCTTAAACTATCATCGTTCCGATCTGGGGGAGAATGATAGGTTTATGCCATTGTACGATACAAGGATTCATAATCTTGATGCTGCCATAGGTGAGGAAAGTACTAGACGAGAAGCAATACAAAAGGCTTTCTTTGTAGATCTCTTTTTATTAATGGTTAATAGACCAAAGATGACGGCTACTGAAATAGTCCAAAGAGTCGATGAGAAGATGCTAATTCTTTCTCCCATGTTAGGAAGGTTGATGAAGGAATTTCTCCAACCAGTAATTTCTAGAACCTTTAGTATTTTGTCTAGACAAGGTATAATACAAGTACCTGAGGAGTTATGGGGACAACAATATAATATCAGATATGTCTCCCCTCTGGCTCGAGCACAAAGAGCAGCTGAAACTAGGTCCATTGTTGAATACATAGGTTTAGTAACAGAGATGTCTCAAGTTAAACCAGAAATATTAGATACAATTGATTTTGATAAGGTGGGAAAAGAGCTTGCAGGTCTGGAAGATATTCCTCCTTCTATTTTAAGAAGTGATGATGAAATTGAAAAGGTAAGAGAAGAAAGGAGGACACAAGATGCCACGGTTACAACCCCAGCATGAAAAAGAATTAATAGAAAAGAAAGAGCAGTTGTCAAGTGACTATAGAACCTTTTTTGCTACTGATTCAGGAATAAGAATTTTTGAGGATTTGAGTAAAAGGTGTTTTTTAAATCATACAACTTATAAAGATTATGATGTTAACTCCATGGTTTTTAACGAGGGGAAGAGAGCTGTTCTTTTGCATATCCAAACCATGATGGGAAAGAAAAATAAAGAAAGGAGGTAAATTATGTTAAGGTCGGATTTAAATATTTTTATACAAGATGCTATTTCTCTTCTTGGAAGCCCCGGTGTTGCTGCTGCAAGTAGAGTTCGACGTCTTAGAGGAGAAGTAACTATGGACTCCGCTGATTTAGCCTTACATAAAGCTGATGGAGTATTGGTTGGAACCGCTTTTGGACTTCCGGTTTTTAGGGATGACGCATTGGCGGCTGGAAAGTATGTTTACTTTGATGCAGCGGGAAATACTTTGTTAACTAATGTTTAATGTTATTATAGGGCGGGAAATTAAAAACAATGCCAAAAAGAACAATGCCAAGAAAGGATAAGGAAATAATGCCAAAAAGAGATAAGACAGGGCCTCCAAGTAAGTCGGGTGGTTCAAGAGATGGAAAAGGTAACGGTGAGGGTAGAGCTCCTGGTAAGGGGATAGGCAAACAAACTGGGGGACGTAAGGGGATAAAAAAATAATAATAAAAAATGGAGAGATAAGATGGCTGATGAAAACTGGAAAGACGGATTCCCAGACGATATCAAAAACCATCCCTCTATGGAAAATCTGGATGGGGTGGAAAGTTTGGCTAAGTCTTGGGTGAATGCACAAAAATTAATAGGCAAAGAAAAATTACCAATGCCTACTGGACCGGAAGATAAAGATGCTTGGGAGACGGTTTTTTCTCGGTTGGGTAGACCGGAGACTGCGGAAAATTACGATGTGTCCCAAGAGGGTGTTCCAAAAGAAATACCCGTTGAGGATAATTTTCTTTCTAACTTTAAAACTAAATCATTTGAACTCGGACTTCTTCCCAATCAAGTACAGGGTTTGTTTAATTGGTGGGTAGATTCTGAGAAGGGTGTTTTAGAGGAAATGACCAAATTAAATACTGATACTACAGAAAGTGCGAAGACTGAACTTCGTCAAGAATGGGGTAAGGCTTACGATCAAAATGTAAAGCTTGCTTCTTCCGTAATTACTAAGTTTGGGGGGAAGGCTACCCAAGATCTACTTACTTCAGATTTCGCAAATGATCCGAAGATTATTAAGCTTTTATCCTCAGTTGGAAAGGTATTAAGTGAAGATAATCTTTTGGGGGAGAAAACAGGATTTACTCTTACTCCCGCAGAAGCTCAAAAAGAAATTAATGAAATTCAAGGGGATCTTAAACATCCTTATCACCTTGAAGGACATCCCGAGCATAAGTCCTCAGTGGACTATGTTCAATCATTGTTTAAAATGCTGTATCCTGAAAATAATAAATAGAGAATTCATAATAAGAAACTATTTATATTTCAGGTAATAGTAGAGAGGGGATAATTTTCAACAAGAAAACCCCAATTTGTTTTATGAATGCGGGTCCCATGAACGGGGTAACCCTTAATATTTTAATGTTTTTGTAAGGAGGGTTTATTATGGGAGATGTATCAACTGCTTTTGTAAAGCAATTTGGAAGCAACATCATGATGCTTGCTCAACAGAAGGGGTCTAGGTTAAGAAATTCTGTTCTGGTTAAGCCGGATGTTGTAGGTGAGGAAGCTTATATTGACCAGTTGGGTAAAACCGTTGCCGTAAAAAGAACTACCCGGCATATGGATACCCCTATTATAGATCCCGATCATAAGAGAAGGAAGGTCTTTCTTTTTGATTGGATATCCAATACGTTGCTGGACAATGAGGATGAAATCAAGATGCTGATTGACCCTCAGTCATCTTATTCTTTAAATGCTGTATGGGCCTTAAGTCGTTCGATCGATATTGAAATTCTTACTGCCGCTCTTGCCACAGCCTATACAGGTAAAGAAGGAACAACTCCGGTTACCTTCCCAGCGGGTAATATTATAGCTGAGGGGAATACCGGACTTACTATAGCCAAGCTTCTAGCCACTAAGGAATTACTCGATGGAGCTGATGTAGATGAGGATGAACCTCGGTATATAGCCGTAACCTCCAAACAGGTTTCGGATCTTCTCGGAACTACCGAGGTAACAAGTTCCGATTATAATGTAGTCAAAGCCTTAGTAAAAGGGGAAATCAATACTTTTATGGGGTTTGAATTTAAGAGGGTAAGTAAGGCTATGCTTTCTGTAGCAAGCGATATAAGAAGTTGCGTTGCCTGGGCCAGGGATGGACTAGGTCTTGCAATTGCTTTAGACGTTAAGTCCCGTATTACGGAAAGAGCCGATAAGAATTACGCAACCCAGGTTTTTGCATCATTAGGTATCGGAGCAACTCGTGTAGATGAAGACAGAGTAGTTCAGGTAGATTGTGATGAGACTCCTGACTAATAGATAATAAATAAGGAGGTGAGGAATTATGTCAACACCTATATATGTAGAAGGTGATAATTTTACTAAGGCTAATGACCCCAAGAGTTCCAATATCATGGATATGGGTATTTGGGGTGGTAAGGTCCGGGTGCAAAAGGAACATTGGAAAACCGCTGATTTTGACATTGGTAGTACGCTGAAAGTGGCTAGATTGCCCATAGGAGCAACTTGGCTTGAGTCAGTTATTTACCATGGGGCTTTGGGTGCAACCACTAAAATAGATATGGGAGACGCGGATGATCCTGATCGTTATGTAGATAATGCGGATCTTGCAGCGGCTGGGGTATTACAGGTCAGAGCCACCGATCTCGGTCAGGGCTATAAAGTTTTGGGGATAGGTGCCAATGATGGCAATGACCAGGATGTAATGCTTACGGTGGCAACGGGAGCTGATGTCGCTGATGCCATTGAGATCGATGTGTATACCTATTACACTCAAGAGTAATTTAGCTATTAATCTTTAACTTCTAAGGAGGTGTTCTCTTATGTCTGTTGAAATATGTAATTTAGCTTTAGTTCCTCTCGGGGCTGATACTATCATGGATTTAAATGAAGATAGTGAGAATGCTAGAAAACTAAAAGCCATTTATTCTTTGGTGTTGAAAGATGTTTTGAGGGCACATCCTTGGAATTTCGCTTTGAAAAGAATTGAACTTGCCCAATTGGTAGAAGGACCTCTTTATGGTTATTCCCATTATTATCAACTTCCCCCAGATTATTTAAGGGTAGTTGAAATAAATGGACAAGAAGAAATTGATTATGTGATAGAAGGAAAGACAATTCTTTGTAGTGAAGAAACAGTTGAGTTAAGATACATTGCATATATGGAAGATTCAACATTATATGATTCAAATTTTGTCTCTCTATTAGCTTCCCGATTAGAAGCTGAACTGGCTTTTGCCATCACCCAATCTAAAACACTTGCTGATAGTAAATGGACGATATATAAAATGAAATTAGCTAGAGCTCATTCATCTGATGCGCAAGAGGGGAAACCTCAAAGGGTTGAGAGACACAGATGGTTGGAGAGTAGATCATGAAAGGAACCCCATTAATTAATAATTTCACTTCTGGAGAATGGAGTCCCTTATTAAGGGGACGTTCAGATTTAGAACAGTATGGACACTCAGCAGAGACTATTAAAAATCTTTTAGTAATCCCCTACGGTGGTGTAACAAAAGTTCCCGGAACTTATTTTGTTTCGGAAGTGAAGGATAATACTAAAAAAGTTAGATTGATTCCTTTCGAGTTTAATGTTACCCAAGCTTATATTCTTGAATTTGGTAATCTGTATATTAGATTCTATATGGACCACGGTCAAATTGGAGTTCCCTATGAAATTGCTACTCCCTATTTAGAAGCCGATCTACCCTATTTACAATATGTCCAAGAAGCTGATGTAATGTATATTGTTCATCCTGATTACGAAGTTAGAAAGTTATCAAGAACAGCTCATGATAATTGGACTCTTACTCTTTTAGTTTTACAGGATGGTCCTCTTCTTTCCACCAATACGGATGATACAAGTACTATAACTCCCTCAGCTGATACAGGAGCCGGAATTACCCTAACCGCTACAGATGATATTTTTAATGTGAATATGATAGGGCATTTTGTCTGGAGGGTGAAAGACGGATTTATAAAACCATGCGGTTATACAGATACTAAGCATATAACAGCTGATGTATTATATGGGGGAAATCTTGGTACAGGACCAGGAGCTACTGATGATTGGGCTGAAGCAGCTTGGTCATATTATAGGGGATTCCCCGCAGCAATAACATTATTTGAACAAAGGCTATGCTTCGGATATTCCACTCATCAACCTCAGACAATTTGGTGTTCAGTCTCTGGAGAATATGAGGTAATGACATTAGGATCAAATGCCTCAGATGCTATGGCTTATACCCTTGCTTCAAATCAAGTAAATGTTATAAGATGGTTATTTGGAGACGTAGTATTATTTGCTGGAACTTCAGGGGGGATATTTAATATTAGCTCGGGAGATTCCTCTCTTGCCCTTACTCCAACTAATGTAGTTGTTAGAAGACATACTAATTTTGGGTGTAATACAATACCTCCCGTTAAAATGGGTAATTATCTTTATTATATTCAAAGAGACAATATAAAATTGAGGGAGTATGTTTATGAATATGGGAATGATATATATCTAGCGAGTGATGTTACTCTTTTAGCTGAACATATTTTGAAACCAGAGATTACATCTATTGCTTATCAGCAATCCCCTTATAACTTATTATACTGTGTTACATCAGAGGGAGAGGTGGGTATTTTTACTCGTAACCTTATTCAAAAAGTTCTAGGCTGGTCAAAGATTTCTGGTTCCGGGAAGGTGGAGTCAGTAGCAGTTATTCCCAGAGCAACTGGAGGGGATGAGGTTTGGTTTGTTTTTAATAGAACAATTGGTAGTGTAACGAAAAGATATATTGAATACATGAAGGACTTTGAATTCGGTTTACAAGAAGAGGCTTTTTTTGTAAGGAGTGGATTATCGTATTCTGGAGCACCTGTAACCACTGTTAGTGGACTTATTCACTTAGAGGGAGAAGAGGTAGCTATATTAGGAGACGGAGCTGTCTTTCCTTTACAAAAAGTTGTAGATGAGAAGATTACGATATCAAAGGCTTGCTCTAAAATTCATGTTGGTCTTCCTTATGAAGCAAAATTAATATTACCTAAATTAGAATTCGGTTCAATTTTGGGAACAGTTCAAGGAAAAATCCAGAGGATATCACAACTTGCAATTCGCTTTTATAAGAGTTTAGGTTGTTCTTTTGGGGCGGGGAATAAGGTTGATGTTCTTCCCTTCAGATCAACTTCCATGGGGATGGATGCTCCCCCCGATTTATATACCGGGGAGAAGATTATGGCTTTTCCAGGAGGTTATAGTAGAGATATTAAAATAACAATCTATCAAGATCAACCCCTTCCATTAACTGTATTAGCCCTTGTGGCATTTGGAGAAACATATGAAACTTGAGATATTACCTTTTTCTTTCTTATACTTAGATAGCTTCCTTTATAAAGGAGTAGAAAGAGAATTTTTTGATTCGGAGGAAGCAGTAAGACAAGTAATAGAAGAAAGAGCAAATAGGAAGGGAATAGCCCTAATGGGTTTATATAATGAAGAACCTCTTTTTTATATGGGGATTTATTTTATCTCTTCCCAAGTAGGGGAAGCCTGGATTTTTATTAATCCCTCTCCCCCCAAATTAAAGATTACAGTTAGTAGAATTATCCATAAAACTATGTATCATTGGGCAAAGAGACTAAATTTGGTTCGGTTACAAGCTCTTTGTTTGCCAATAGTAAAAACAGAAAGATTCCTTGAATTTTTAGGTTTTAACTATGAGGCTACCCTTTGTAAATATTATGAGGGGACAACTGACGCTTTAATATACGCTATCATTTGGGAGGAAAGATGTCATTAGCAATAGCAGCAACAGCTATCATGGCTTATGGAGCCTTGAGAAACGGTATGGCTCAAAAAGCCTCTGCTGACTATAATGCAGAGGTGTTAACAGAAAGAGCCAAGCAAGAGGGTATTAAAGCAAGTATCATTGGAGATAAAATCAGAAGGGCAAAGACAAGAATGGAGGGAACTCAAACTGCGGGATATGCAAAGGCAGGAGTTAGAATCGAGGGAACTCCTCTAAGTGTATTAGTTGATACAGCTACTCAATATGAGGAGGACATAGCTGTTAACGATTATAACAAAAGGGTGGCTCAAGCAGGATATACAATGGGTGCAGAGGCTGAGGAAATAAAAGGACGGGAAGCAACACTTGCTACAGCTCTTTCTATCGGTGGGACAATATTATCAGGAGCCTCAGCGAGGAAAGCTACATCTGCTGGATCTTCTTACCTGGGAACTGATCCTTATACAACCTATGGATCTTGGGAGTAATTAATTATGCCAACTATTCCAACACATGAATCTCAGATAACTCCTGTTGTAGGGGGAGGTTCAACGATTATGCCTAACCTAGCAACCGGTACCGCAATAGAAAATATGGGTAAAACAGTTGATTCCATTGCTGATAAGTTTAAGAGAGCAAATGAAGTTACTCAATACAATGAAAATATGAGGAACTTAAGAAAGGAATTAACCTCCTTACGTTTCTCTTTTGCGGAGAGACCTGATTTTGAGGAATTCCCGAAAGATTTTCAAAGGGATTCAACCCTTATTGTAAAAAAGTATTCTGAGGGAATGGCGGATAATTCCCTTTGGGGACAATTCGAAGCTAGGATGGATGGAGCTATTAATAATACCGAGATATCTGTAAGAACAGTAGGTAGAGAAAAACAAATTGACTTTGGTCGAGCTTCATATACTTCTACTATGGGGGAGTTAGCTGATGAATACGGAAAAGCTACTGAACAAGAGAAAGTAAATATAAAGTCCCAAGCAAATGATATGTCAATGCTGAATGTTGATGCTGGATATATTTCCAACCAAGAAGCACAAAGTTCGGTTAAGCAATTTAATTATAATGCCATAAAAGCAGATTCTTGGTATACAGCTAGGGCTTTAGGGTATAAAGAAGGAATAAAATTTATTCAAAATGAAAGCAACTTTCCTTCATTAAATAAGTCTGATAGAAATACTATGGTTTCACAATTAAGAAGAGATTGGAATATTGAGAAAGTAGAAATAAAAGAGGAAGAGAAAAAAGTAGATAATTTGACTTATGAAAGTTTTCTGGAACAATTAGTATCTTGGGAGGAGGGAGAAGGTTCTCTTCCATCTCATGGGGAAATTATGCAAAGTCCCATATCTGATCCTAAATGGAAAGCACAATTGATGGAATATATGGATGCCGTGGGAAGAGAGAAAAACCCCTTCCTTAATTCAGACCCTCAGAAGTTTGGTGAAGTCATAGGGGGTATAATCATGAACTCAGGGAGTTGGAGTAAAGGTGATATTATTTCTCTTATGGGGAAAGGTCTTTCTACTAAAGATACTCTTTTTGCCTTAAAACAATTTGAGGCTATAACTAAGGTTCCAGAACCTAAGAAAAATTCCCAACTAATTTTAGGTATTAAAACTCTTGATAGGGCTCTTAGAGATGGAATGTTTATTGGAGAAGAATTAGAAAAGGCAACTGATCTAGAGGTTATTAATAATTATGCTATGCATGCCAAGACAATTGCAGAATTAGTTAATAGGGTTAATGAGGGAGAAGATGCCATTGATGTTGCTAAACAGTTGATGAAACCTTATGTTGATAAAAAAATTAGAGCCTTTTATAAAGTATGGTGGGATAAGTTTTTTAATCCCGAGGAATATAGGGAAGAAAATATTAGAGAAGATGCCATTCAAAAACTACAAGAGGAAGGGGATTTAATTACCGAAGGGACTATTCAGAGGACCATTGAAGGTATGAGAAAAGAAAATCTTACTATACCGGATGAGGAACCTCCGGAACCTATAAAAACACCTATTTCGGGCAATGAAGATCTTAACGAACTTATTGACAAAATAAAAAGAGAAGAGGGGGAATAAGAAATGCCAGGAGCCTCTGGAACATTTGAAACTCGTCAACCAGGATATTACCCGGAATCACCTGAAACATTTTGGGATAAGATGGCTGGGTTTATTCATGAAGATCCAAAAAAATTAAAAGCTAAAGCACAAAATGCTTTGGCCTTTTCTGAGTCTTTGGATATTGCTCCTAGTCTAGCTTATGAATATCATGACGATATTTCAGAAAGTATCTTTGGAGAAAAGTTAACAAGTCCTGAATTAGTAGAAGGTCTTGCAATTTTACCTATTACGGCAGCGTTAGCAACAAGTCCTCTGGGAGTCTTATTAGGGTTTGGGGCTTATCAGGCTGTTTCGGAAGTTGAGAATGCAGCTGTCTCTTTAGCTCAAAATAAGAAATACCAGATATTTAGGAACAGAGGAATATCAGAACTTCTCCCTGAGGATGCCTCAGAGATTACAAGGGAGATAATTGACACCATTGATTTTATTGGTAAGGGTATAGTCGGGAAGAAGGTATTTAGTAGAACTCCAAAATTAGGAATAAAGATAGCTCGGAAAATTATAGTTGAAAACAAATTACCCAGAGAATTATATGTTAATGGAGAAGACTTAAAAGCGGAATTACAAAGAGGAGGTATCTTACCTGTAGAAGAAATGGAAATGATTAAGGCCTTAGGCTTGAAGGGAAATGAATACAGGAAAGCTTTAAATCAAGGTTTAACTATAAAGATCCCCGCTGAGAAGATAATTACTATTACTGATAGACCTTGGTATGCAAAGGTAAAGAAGATACTTAGAATTTCCCCTTACGAAGAAGTTAGGGTTATTAGTAAGGAGAAACCTACCGCTGAGTTTGAGGGTAAGAAAGTTAAGGAAGAGGAGGGAATCAAAAAGGAGGAAGAGGGAATAAAAAAGGAAGGGAAGATAGTTGGCGAGAAAGAGGAAGTAAAAGAACCGAAAGTAAAGGAAGAAAAAATTACTCCTGAAGAGGAAAGAATGAATAAAGAAATTCCTTCCCCCAAAGTGGATGATATAACAAAGGAAGTAGCTGAGGGTGTTAAGAAACCTAAGACTAGGATAAGACTTATCACTGGCCAAACTAAACTCTCAGACTTAGTTAGAGAAGATGTTGCTTTTAAAGCTACGTTAAGAAAGGCAGCTAAGGAAGCTAGACATGCCTTGAGTGTGGGTAAAGCAGAAGGGTATAAAAAGGCTAAAACTCATTATCTGGATTTAAGGGAAAAAGTAAAACAAAGAATAGCTCAAAGAAGATACATTCAAAAATTAATTACTAATGTAACTAAACCCTTAGGTAATAACATTGATTTTTACTATAAGCAAGCTATAGAGGATTTAAAGGGTGGGATTGATTTTCACTTTAGATCAGAGAAAACTATACAATCTAAGGAGAGAATGAAAACATTCTTTACTGAGAACTTAAAAGAACTAAATAAGATGCCTCCTAAGTTTATAAAAGAGTTAGATAAAAAACCATTAAATAATTATACAATTGATGATTTACAAGCAATCTCCGAACAAACATCCGAATTGAGAAAGTTAGGGAAATTAAAGAGAAGCCTTATATTAAACAAAAAGAAAAAAGAATTTGAAAATGTAAAAGAGGAGATTATCCTAGCCGTTTCAAAGGGAGAGGTATTAGAGAAGGGAAATAAACCTCTTGTCAAGGCTACCAGGGAAAGAGCTAGATTATTAACTAATGCTCGTATAATGACTTTGAGACCTTCCAGGATATTTGATAAACTTGATGGAGGGAAACAATTTGCTGGTCCTCTTCATAAATTCTTTTACGATGAAGTAAATAAGAAAGTGGATGAGTCTTATAAGGGAACTGATAAGAGGTTTGATAAATCCAGGGCAAGAAGAAAAGAAATAGGAATAGACATAAAGGAGTTATCTAAGACTAGAGAGATAGATGGTATAAAGTATACCGTTGATGAGATGCTTGACATTTATGCTGGCTGGAAAAACCCACGTAAAAGGTTAGCTCTAATATATGGCAATCATATCTCGGAAGAGATCGCTACTAAGGTAGCTTCAAATCTTTCCATCAAAGAGAAGACATTTGCAAATGAAGTAATTGCCGAATATGAAAGAAACTATGATCGTGTAAGAAAAGTACATATTGATTATACAAATGAGGATATGGGATATGAACCTAATTATACTCCTCTTAGAAGAATGGAGGTAGATTTTAAATCATATAAAAGTGAATTAGCTGAAGAGATTTTACTTAGAAAATCCTTGAGAAGGGGTTATGTGACCAAACAGTTTACTTTGGCAAGAAAGGATATTCCTCGAGAATACCAGAAACCTATCTTCTTAGGACTATATAGTGTTTGGCTTGATCAGGTACCTAAACAAGAAAGATATATTCATTTAGGTGGAAAAGTAAAAGAGATGCAAAAATTAACTTCTGATCTGGAATTCAGAGAAGTCTTAAGAGATAAATTTGGGTTAGAATATATAGCTCGTTTGGAGGCATACAACAATAGGGTGGCTAACCCCAGTATCTATAAGTCCTTTGGACCGATAGAGAAAATCTCACAGAAGCTGAGAAGAAACATGGTGATGGCTTATTTATCATACAACCTTGTTACTATGGGAAAACAGCTTCCTTCAGTTTTACTATTTCTCCCCGAAGCGGGACCAAAGTACTTAATTGCCTCAGCTCTTACTTTTGCTAGTAATCCCTTTAAAATGATAAAGAGGGTGAATGATAAAGATCCCCAGGTAAAACATAGGATGATTGAAAGAGAACTTGAGGAGATGCAATACTCGCAAAAGATAATAAAAATGATTGGTAAGCCTGGTATGAAGGGTATAAGGTTATTTGATAGGATGGCTGTTACTATAGGATGGAATGCAGTATACAATAAAAATATAGCTAAATGGGGGGAGGCAGAAGCCGTTAGGTTAGCTAAGAATGCTACGCTTCGTACACAGCCTGCTGCTCACCCTAAAGATTTAGCTGAGTTATATACAACTAATGAATTTCTTAATTGGATGCTTCAGTTTACTAACCAGTTAAATCAAATTTATAACATTGCTTCTTACGATATTCCACAAGATGTTAAGAGTGCCAGAATATATAAAGCTTTTTTAGGCTCCTTGGCTTTAAGCATAGTAGGATTGACAATATGGACTATGGCTAATAGAAGACTTCCAGATAGTAAAGAGGATATAAAGGAAGCATTTAAAGAAGAAGTAATTAATTCAATTCCGTTATTGGGAAAGAATATCTTAGCCGCCTCTCAAGGATATGGTAGAGATAGTACAGCAATGAAGTTTGCTGATACTGTAGGGGGTTTTATATCAAATTCAGAAAGGGACCAAAAGGCAAAAGCTCTACTTGAAGCAGCAGCTGTCTTGTCCGGTATTCCTTATACTGGAACAAAGAGAATTATTGAGGCTGTTAAAAAAGAGGATGTAAAAGAGCTATTTGGAAAAGAGAAGGGAAAAGAGAGGAAAAGGTATTAAATGGAAAATAGCTTTTGTAATGATCATAAGGAAGTTATAAGAAGAATGGGACATTGTGAAGGTAATATAAAAAAATTATGGGGTAAATTTGATAATATTCAAAAAACCACATTAGGTATTTTTATAGTCTTGTCCTTAAATTTAATAGCAGTAATAGCCATTTTATTAAAAGGGGGGGTAGATTGATATGAACGAATTTTCTAAGGTATCTCTTGGAAGGTTAAAAACGTGTAATCCTAAACTTCAAAAAGTCTTTAACAAAGTTATTACAGTTATTGATTGCAGTATACTTTGTGGAGTCAGAAGCAAAGAGGATCAAAATAATATGTTCGATAAGGGACATTCAAGATGTGAGTGGCCTGACAGTAAACACAACATTGTAAGTCCAGAGGAATCCTCCTGGGCGGTAGATGCAGCTCCCTATTATAGGGAAGCTCCTCATATAAGGTGGGGTAAACAGTCACTCTATCGTTGGTATTTCTTTGGAGGGATAGTAATAACTTTGGCAAATGATATGGGTATTTCCCTTCGTTGGGGGGGTGATTGGGATGGAGATACTTATGTCAAAGATCAACATTTTAATGATTTACCTCATTTTGAATTAATATAATAATAGGGGGAAATAAAAATGGGATTCTTAGATAAAATATTAGGTATTGGGATTGTTAAGACAGCGGAAGGAATCGGCAATGTAGTGGATCAATTTATGGAAACTGCTGATGAAAAAAGAGCAGCTGAAATAGTTATGACTAAGCTCAACCAAAATTCGGATAAGTGGCAAACAGAAGTTAACAAAATTGAGGCAGGTCATAGAAGCCTCTTCGTTGCTGGGTGGAGGCCAGCTATTGGTTGGATATGTGCAGCTGGTCTTGGTTGGGGATGGATACTGGCCCCGCTTATACAATTCATATTTCCGGATAATGAAATGCCCGCCATAGAAACAGGTCAAGCTATATCCCTTGTAATAGCTATGCTTGGGGTAGGGGGGCTTAGAAGTTATGAAAAGAAAATGGGTTTAACTGGTTAGAAGAGGGGGTTTAAATTATGCTAAGATTTGCCATATTAAAAACAATAGAAGATGGTGAGAGCGAGGTAGTACTTGAATATGATTCAACCCAAATATTGACAAGATTACAGGGAAGAGTTAAGGAAAACCTTGCTGGGAAAACAAGTTTTTTTAAGAGAGGATATAGTAAGGAAGAAGTTGAAGACGCTATTACAAAGTCCTTTATCCGTTTGGTAAAAGAATTTAAAGAAAAAACCATTACATTGAGATAAAATATTATGATTGAAATTGGTACCAATATATTACCTCGAGATAGCAGTGGATCACCTCTTCATGG